AATCGCGTGAGCGCTGATACGGGTCTTTGCCCGAGCCCCACGGATAACGGCCGGACTTCCGCAAAATGCCGTAGTGGGATAGAGTATCTTCAGACATCATTGCTCTCCATGAGAATATCACTGAAATGAACAATCCGATCCATAATATCCCGGATGTCATCTGACTCAGGAATATGGGTTCGAGGTTCGCCGTGTTGGTAGATGCGGAGTTGCATCTGTATGGTTGGTTGCACGCCATACTCAAGACAGAAGAGGGCCGCATAGATTTCGAGTTGCTCGAACTTAGTTGGACCAACCCCGGTCTTGAGATCGTGAATACGAAGGAATTCGGAATCCTCGTCAAAAGATATGGCGTCTGCGGTCCCAAAGGCGTACTCGCTGTAATATAGTACCGTCTCTGGGCTCATCTTGTACGAGATTGCGTCGTTAACGAACTTCGCGACTGTTGACATCAACGGGTCGCGTTCATCAGGCTCACCAAACGGGAGCCCCAACTGAATATGTTCTGCAGCTAATTCGTGCAAGCGAGTTCCAAGCGCAGCCGCTTGTGCTTTGCGAAAGTTTTCCTGTAGCTTCGCTTCATCGTATCGGAGCCATGACGATTTGCTGGCCCCGAGAAACGCGTGCTTGCCGGCGAGATTGTAGTGGTCGTAAAACTGCATACGTCACGCCTGGCTGAAATGCTGGTTGAGATCCCTGAGGACTTCTTCCTCATTCTCGGGATATACGAACCTAGCGAACCCCATGTGATTGAGCTTTGCAATGTAGTACTCTTGGTTGGGGCGGTGTGAGGCCTTGCAAGAAGCCTTGACCTCAAGCATGGCCCAGCGCTCGTCACAGAGAACCAGGAGATCGGGAACGCCCTGAATATAATTCGGATCGTTCTTCAGGATCATGGACTGTGGGAACAGAGTTGAGATCTTCTTGATCAGCTCACTCTGATACTTGTTCTCGCGCACGCTCACGTTGGCTCCTTTCGAGAGTGCGATAAACGGTATAAGGAGAGTAGCATATAGGACTTTAGTCCTAGGAGGACCAACCCACTTAAGTGGGTTTATGGGTCGACTCCTTCATTCTCTCCATTATGCTAGACGTGTTTTGCCGGCGAACAAACCCACTTGATGGAATATAGGACTAAAGTCCTAGATGAGGAATTCTCGTAAGAGCGGTCACCCGCGACCCAGATTTTTGGGAGAGACGACTCCTTCACGGAGGCGATGGCACTTAGGTAAAGATTTGGTAAAGTTCTTTGGTTTTGAGGTGGACTTGTCAAATGTCAAAAATTAGGGGGGTTTATATTATATATATATATATATTTATATTTATTATCTTAATAAAATAAAGTGACAAATGGCAAATGAATAGACTTTTCGTTGCAATTCCAAGGGAAAAGGGGTTGCCATTTTTGTTTTAAAAATGGCAAATTGCCAAAAATTGACAACCCGTTTTTGGCAAAATCGTCAAATCTTGCCAAAACACAAACCCAATTGCCAAAAATTTTTGGCAAATTACTAATTTGACCAAACCCACTTGCCAAAAATTTTTGACAAATTACTGATTCGAACAAACCCACTCAGACCCCTCAAACCCACTTAAGTGGGTTGACGCTTTGGGGCAAAAAACGATAATCCGAGTCTCTTTTGACGAGCGGGGGACCCCATTTAAGAGATCCCCCACCCATCAAAAATCAGTGCCTTCCTGCTCCAACGCCAACGCGCATGTTTGCACTACGAACTCGCGACACGCCGTGACGCTCCTTCCAACCAGCCTGATTGACAGCACCCTTGAAAGACGTATCCCAAGGAGAGTAAGTCCTCATGATATCAGCAACATCGGCCTTCCAAGGATCCTTCTTCTTAGGAGCCCGTCCACCAAGCACGGTACGAGTGTTTTCACCGTCAAACACCTCAACCCGGTATCGGTCACAAGCAATGCTCGCCACCCGGTTCTTGAGATACCATTCGGCGTACACCACACCCCGCTCCTTGTCGTCGCAGAAGAACGTCTTCCTCCACAACTCTCGCCCGAACAAATATCCGACGATCGAGAATCGGTAGATCATCCGCTCAGGGTGCCCGACAACATCCGTCGAGTAATCAGCATTCATTTCAGTCTTCTTCCTTCTCAAGAGTCTTGGCGGTCTCTCGGCCACCCGTGTACCAAACTCGAACAGTGGCGTCGTCGATTTCGACACCCTCTCCGAGTTCATCGAAAAGCTCATCGATCACATTGTGGCCAAACTCGCGAGCTTCACTCAACTTGCCAAAACCTTCACAAGATTCGACAAATCCTTCGCCCACAATTTCGTATTCAAATTGCACAACGAACATTTCAGTTCTCCTTTTCAATCTGTTCGAAGTCCAGTTCGAGATGTTCAAACGCTCGAACCTTAATGATCTTGATAAACATGTTCTTGCCCGTCCCCCTAGTAAGCCGTTCAAGACGAGTCTCAGCCTCAGCCCGAGTGTTGAAGAACCACATGAAGTCACTGCGTGTTCCCGTAACACAGTCACATGTGATCACTTGCATCATCCACTCACGATGGTGGTCAATTCCGCCGACAAGGGTATCAGTCATCAGTTTTCCTGTTCTCTCCACCAAGCTATGGTCAGCCGACCATATACTTGACTGCGATATCAATACCGTCAAGCAGCAACAGCTTCAAAATATCCATCTCATCCTTCGCGTACGAATACTGGAAGATCTGAATATTGACTGGGATGTCAATCTTCTTTCGCAGACTTGCTGCGGCCTCGTTTGCCTCATCTTGAGTCTTGTAGAATGCGACGGTGTTCTTAGGAGTATCTCCAATGCGCCCAATATGACAGACAACACACCACTCGTTGTCGGTGGGATCGAACATTACCAGATTCTGTGCCATGATGGCGCTCCTTTACAGATTGTGAGCGAATATGTGCTCGTTGAACGTGGCCTTTTCGGCCACTGCCTTTGAGATAGCGGAATCGATTCTAGACTCCGACTTGAAGTAGTAGTACCACAAGTCAGTGTAGGGGGTGTTGATGCGGTCGATCCGACCTTCCGCCTGCTCCAACACCTTGTATGAGTAGTTGAGGCTGTAGAACACCACAGTATCAGTCTCGATACAGTTCCAGCCCTCAACCCCAGCAGTGTATTGAACCAAATATACCCAAGAGTCTCCCTCGGGTATTAGTTCGTGTGCGTGACCGTTCCACTCAGCTACTACGAATTCGTCCTTGAGTTTCAGCAACTCATCTCGTTCGTAGTTGAAGTTGTAGAATACGATCACTCTGTGTCGTTTTGCAACGATCTTGCGCAAATGATCTAATCTGTTACCAGAAGAGTTCACACTACGCCGGAGAGCGTAACACACGCCAGCAGCGTTTCGAATCGGCTCCTTTGTCCAAGGATCAATCCGCTTCTTGATAATCGCATCATATTCGTCTCGATCGTAGGGTACATAAATATCCTTGCGATTGCGTCTCGTATGTCTCTCAGCAGGCATCGGCACGATGATGCGCCGTCTGTGGGATTCTAGAACGCCCGTGTTGAGGAATCGCTTCACCTTAGGATACTTCGCAAACCGATCCCAGACGACGTGCTGCTCCGAGAATTCGGTCCTGTTTTTGTAGAACCCATTCGCGATGAACAGGGGTGCGTAGTCGAGCCACGTATCCCCGGGTGTCGCGCTCAGTAAGATCCATAGGTTGTGCTTCGTTATCTTGAGAAAGCTCTTAACCCAAGAACCAGATCCAACAACGCGCTGCTCATCAAATATGAACACGTGATCGTGGTAATCCGCAAACTTCGAGACATTGTTCCAGCTCTCAATCGTCACCTCGTCACAGTTAGCACCAAGCGCAGCAAACTCGCCCTCCCATTCGAAAGAGTCTCGCTTCCGCGCAGTGGTGATCACGATGATCTTCTTTGCGTCTGCCTTTGAAAGGGCCCATGAGGCCCCTACACGTGACTTACCCGAGCCGACACCGCCGACTAGGACATTGCCACTATGCAGGAGCCTCAGGGCCTCTTCCTGATGCGAATATAGTTTATTCGTCATCGTCGTCGAATAGGAGACACAACAACCGCTCGCGAATCTCCTCAGGGATAGCGTGGTAGAACTCGACGTTCTCACGAACCCATCCGCCACCCGCCACCGAGCAACGAGCAATCCACTCCCATGAGAACGGACTCATCGCGCTGATGGTCGTGTAGCCGAAAAGCGAAGTACATTCCATCCAGTCGACATACCAGTAGCAGTCCTTCATATACGAATGCACCCCGTCAATGGTCGCGTCGTATCCCTTCAGCACCAGAGGCGAGAAGTCGGACGGCGGATTATCTCGAGGCGGAGTATCAAACGTCTCCTTGGTCTCATTGAGGTCAGGACCCATCATCGTCTTGAATGCCATGTTGAATATCTCCTATCTTGTGTTACATCCGGACCTGGGGCAAGAGCCCGCGAAGAAGGGCTTCCTTGATCAGCTCCCGGTCTTCCTCACTGAAATCGCGGTTGACGAATACTGTCTTCACAGTATAGCCATCCATCTTAGCGCGAGCAGTCCAAGAGTCACCGTTCGTGATCGGAGTCTTCCCCTCTGCGCCGAGAGATTTGAATTCGAAGAAGACCTCGGTATTCTTCTTGGGCGTATCAATCACGGACGTAGCCGAGCGCCCGTTGAGAAGCTCCACAGAGAGACGTGGTTGTGCTTCGCTTCCGACAACCCGGCCGTTCTGGAAGTTGATCCGAATGGTGTACGGATTGTCGTCTTCAATGACATTACCCACCGCTCGCTTCGCAATGGCAAGTATACCTGAGTTGATAACCGTCATAGACAAGGGGTCCCTGTTGAACTGAGCACCCGGGGTCTTGAGGTATGTCTTCATGTCGTTGGGGATCTGTGTCATCAGAGTTGTTCCCTTCCAGGGTTCTTCCGGAGTGCGTTCTTGATAGAGACTCGGGAAGTACTCGTAATCTTCGGGTTGAATTCAGCATTGTTGGCCCACCACGAGCCATACTTGTCGCCCTTACCGAATCCGGGTTCATTCTCATCGCCGTGTGTAACGGCGCGCATGATCCAGTCATCGCCGGCGTCAATCACAGTTTCCTTGGTGCTGTCGTTAGCGGATCGACCATCTACAAAGAAAACGATCTTGCGAACATACCAGATGTATTCCGTAGTCACGGGGTCACTACTACCATTGATAGTCTTGTTGACCTGTTCACCCATAACGATACCCTCGATCTCAATCGAGAAACCCGAGTAGTCGCCGTTAGCTGGGATGAAGCCGTTCTTGATGTTGACAACTGCGGTGAAGTTGTCACGGTCTAGCATGGGATCATCCGTGTGCTCAAGTACCGTAGAAAGGTAACGCGCAACATCCTGCGCGTCTCCCTTCTTGACGGTCTTGACCGGTTTAATGTGATCCTGCGACCAAGTACGGTCCCCTGGGACAATTGTCTCGAACCAGTTACTCATAGAACCAGTTCTCCTTCCTCTTGTAGCTGCGCCCAGATGAGATCATCTCGACGCCTCTGTGTTTTTCGTACATCCGATCGAGTACCCAGGAACAGGTTGTCGATCGAATTGTTCTCAAGGTCTCCGTCTGCGTGACAGACGTATAGACCCCTGTCTGGCCACCTCTTGTAGAAGGCAGCCCAGATCACCGATGCGACCGAACGTTCTCGAGCCTCACCGGGAGTCGTGTACAGCCGAACATAACGTGTTGCAGAGTTTCGACGTTTGATCGGCTTCAGGACTACACCAGTATCCTTACGCTTGATCATACCCAGACGATTTGCCTCATAATGGGCAAAGCCAGGCACTGAAGCCCAGTTTTCTGAGTCTTCGATGTACATGACAGCTCCTTTCATCTAAGACGGGGGCAGACCTTTTACAGCCCACCCCCGCCTTAAAATATGATCAGTCGAGATCCGCGTACTTCGCTGCGAAGGAAGCCGACTCGTCGTCCATCACGACATACAGCTCCTTCACATACGCGGAGATGCCCTTCTGACCACGGATATCGTAGACCGACGGGTGGATGACAACATCGGCCGTCTTGATCGTGATGTTGTCCAGGGTGCCGACAGTATCCTCGTTGAGGAGCTGCTTTCGACCACCCGTAACCAGCCAGATGGCCGGTGCGCGGAACTTATACGAGACCTTGACGCCGAGGTAAGGACGCTCGGGATCGAACTCACCATCCTGGTTCTTGCGGTACTTGACGTTCCAGCCATCCCTCACCAAATCGTCAACGAGATTCAGCGGAAGGGCAACCGAGAATTCTCGCTTTCCGCCCTCGGCGTTAAAACGCGTCGGAGACCCCGCGAAGTTCGTGAAGAGAAGCTTCGCGTCCTCGATGATCAGATCGGAGGGGGTGTTGTTGAATGCCATGATGTTTTCCTTTCTCAGCGGCATAGTGTTTCAAGATCGACGAATTGTTCGATCGCTTGTTTTGCCTCATCGGCGAGCATCTCGGAGTAAGACGTATCGACGTCCTGCTCCTGATGCATGAATCGGACCATCTCTGCTTCTTTCCAGCGGTAGCCCTTTGTCCCAACAACGGCGTCTTTGATCTCGCCTTTGTCATTCATCCGTAGTAGCTCAGCGCCCCCTCGGTCAGGTTTAATCGGCACAAACGAACCGACCTTACCAATGAAGTGGTCTCCGCTATCCGGGAACCGTAGATACATCGCCGTCTTGACCTGTTTGGTCTGTACGAAGTCCTCGAACTCAATCGGCTCCTTCGTGAAGAGCTTCTTAAATACGTAGGGCTCCTGGAACTGCTTACCAGTAGCGGTCCATTCGCCTTCATGAGGAAATGCGTACTTGGCGATGTAGACGGCCTTGTTCACGAGCACCATCTTGGCGTAGGTGGCCTCGTGTTCAAAGTCGTACCCATACCTCTTCCCGAAGTCCATCACCTTCTGAATATCATCAGGCGTGGCACCGGGAATCTTGATGGAGTCCGTCTTGATGTGGGCGACCGTCAAACCGAGCTCATCTTGCACATAGTGCTTGAGGTCGATCATGAACAGTGCACCTCGCTTCGCGACGATGTTGTCAACATTCCGAGGATCCCATGCAGGGTTGTCGAACTTAGCGCTCGTCAGCCCATACATAGAGTTGATCGGAATCTTGAGAGCCTTGCCGAGTTCATCGAGATCGTAGTTCTTCGCGATCTCAACAAGGCGCCCGTCGAAGAGATTGTTCAACGCGTCCATGTCCTTATGCTTAATCGCAACACGAGCTTGCTTGAGCTCGCTGTAGCGCTGAGTATAAGGGCCGAACAGGTTAAGCTGCTCGATCGACGTCGGGTGCATCGATGCCACATCGAGGAGAGCAACGTTCTCGTAATATCCGGGTTCCGAATATACGTAGCCACCCTCCCCCGGATCTTCGCCTCGGTAGGACGAACCCTTGAACTTGTCGAAGGTGTAACCCGGGAACATCTCGCTGAGGTCCGTGTAAACGAACTTCGACTTGTCGGGTCGACGCTCCTTACCAAACACCAGAGCACAGGTGTGCTGGTTGGTGGTGTCGTTGACGCTCAGACCGGAGAGCTCGGCAAGGATCTTGCGAGCGCCCCAGTCACTAGCGAGATGATCGAACACCAGCTCAGTGGCCTCGACATCGTTCTTACAGTATTCGACGACGTCATCCCACTGACCCTCAGGAACCGGCTGGTCCCAAGGCAGGCTGTTCTCCTGGTGTTTGATCCCGAGCTCGATCTCCCACTTCTTGAGAGATTGCTTCTTCGTCGAGAAGTCGTAAATATCCGTGTAAGAGAGGTTGTATGCCTCGCGGAACGTTGCGTTCTTCTCGTTGTTGATGATCCGTTGCGAGATCTCGAATATCTCCGCGTTCGAATATCCAAGCGACGCGGCATACATGATGTGGTTGTCGTACTTACGGTTGTTGAATCCAATCAACCTAAGATCGAACAACGACTTCACTGCCTTAGCGCTGGGGTTCACAAGGAATCGAACGCTGGACTGACCCCTAATCTTGTAGCAGACGACAAACAGATTCGGGAAGACCTCAACATCATAAAATGCGATACGTCCGTTTCCTTCCTCTGCGATCTCTGCCTTGTCCTCGGACATGAAGTGCATCTTCTGGACCATCTTGAGGCAGCGATCCTTCTGATTTGTCGAAGACATCGCGAAAGAGGTCACCGCGTTGCGAGCATCAGTCACATCGTATGTGATCCCAGACTCGTAAGCCTCGTCAAGAATACTCTTGATGAAATCGACACTGGGCGCGGTGTTTGCGTGTACTTCCTTACGAAGCGCCTTAGCAATGAGAGCCCTTAAATGATTCTCATCCTGAACGTGCTTCTTGTTGATCATCTTTTGAGCCTTTGTGGGGAGGTCTCCCGGATAATCCTCGATACCTCGCCCGTTGTGAAGGGACAGTCGTCTCCGAAGAGACGAGTTCCCTCGGAATCGTTTGATTTCAATTCCAGGCGAATATTCAGCAAGGGTATCTTTATCGACAGGATATCGATAGATGAGGTGGATGCCGCCACCGCTTTTTGACGTTTCCGCATACGTCGGAGGCCAAGCAGAAGCAGCGCGAAGATTAGCATTGAGGTCTTTTTCACCATTGTCTCCTTTCAGATCAAAGTCAATGCAGATGTATTCTTCAGGCATGAGTACGTAATGCTCTTCGGATGGAACGATGTCTCGAAGTGTTGTGTCAACGCTTCGCCAAGCTTTTCGAGGGGTTCCGCTTGGAGACGAGTATTGAGCCTTGCATCCGGCGAAGTGTTCGTCGAATATCGAAGGCGTACCCGTCTGTAAATCGAGCCATGAATCGGTTTGTACGACCTGGGGCGTGAGATCATAGTTTTCGAATTTATCGTTGCGAAAACCTATGAACAGACTCCGATAAGACACTCCATCGATCATAACCCGGTCGCGAAATTCACGAAAATATCGACGTATCTCGGTTTTAAACCGGTACCTCGGCATCACATACTGGATCCCAGTTTCCGAGGAATATTCCTTATAATCTGAATATGCCTTAGAGAGAGTGACTCTGTCATCAGAACCCCAATCTTCGTACATCTCCATAACGAAGTTATACACTGGGTTGGTTTCTGAGATCATTGTCGTAGATCTGTAATTGCGGTAGTAATCCGGTCCTAGACTACGATACACGTCAATGCAGTGTTTTGCGAGGACCCCAAGTTCCTGATACACCCCGTCCATAACGTTCCGGTACTCATCCACCTGAAGTCGTCTACCGGATGGAGTCACGTCTAACAAACGCCTGGGAATACCTGAATTTGCATCAGTGATCTTGACCGGATTGTTCGATGCCATAATCAACATGGTTGAGATACGCACCGATCGCGGTTTCTTGAACTTTTCGTTGATGAGCTGAATCTCATTCGAGATTATCGAATTCAGACGGGTGTTCGTCTCGATTCGACTCAAGTCACCATCGTGTTCAATGGCCACTAATGGGTCATCAACAAAGGATGCCAGAGCAAAGGAGTTGCTTCGCTGGGCAAGCGACTCGGAGTCGAACGCAACGCAGTAATCTCCAAAGAGCATCTGCATCACGTTAAGAATCGTGGATTTACCAGAACCAGGATCACCATAGAAGACCAGAAACTTGTCGATTTTCCGACAGTCGCCTGTGAGGACTGAACCAATACTCCATTCGATCTTCTGACGTTCTGAGGGATCATACAGCGTATCCACGAGTTTAGCCCAGTTAACCGGAACACCATCTTCGAGCGAATATGGAAGTCGATACGAGACGTGATCGTCTTGGCGTATTGGAGTATCTGCGAACACAGGCACTCTGTCAAGAGGATGGTCTGTATTCACCATATTTTTCGTCCAAAGACGATACCGTTTCCAAACACCATCCCTATCTGATGCGCAGAACCTTGGGACTAGGTTTTGAAAAGGCACATTCTCAACGTAAGCGAGGACGTCTGAATCCACCAGATCGATAACGTCGAATTCGTTCTTTGACCAGAGCCCTGTCTTTGGATTCCAAATAGCTACGAAGTCCCCATCGCGCAACATAATATCGCGAGAATTCGTGTTGAGGAACCAGGGAGCGGCCTCCATCTCACCAGGTCGGCCTCGAATAGGAGAAGATTCAATCGTGTAAAAGTCCACCTCCAGTGGCCTCCTTTTTAGTGATATGGATCGTACAAGTTGGCCCACTGAATCATTTGGGTCGTAAGGGGCATCTCGAGAGTATCCACCCCGGGGATTCGGAAGAGTCCGCCCGTTCCGTTCCTTGAGTAGGTCCTGTACATCACACGTTCTGCGATGTTCAGAGCCTCCTCATGAATCTCTGAAGGTAGGCGCCCGTCGTCAGAATATGAACGAGCGCCCACGTTCAGAAGAATGGACTTTGTGAACGATTCCCGGTCCTGATACAGCATAGCCGTCAGGGTGTCGGTAATGCTCACGAAGACCTCAAGGAACGAAGCCGGAGCTTGCCTCGGCGAGGGCATACCCGTTTCGTAGCAGTATTCATCTCTCATACGAAGTGCCTGAATGGCCTTATCTTCGTCCTCAGGAATATACCACGTGAAATCGAGTTCGTCCCACACCGAAGCAAGCTCCGAGTAGTTCTCGAGACACCCTCGCTTGATAAGCCAGGATGCGTAGTGCATGTCAGATCTTATCCCAGATCATTCCGTCAACGTTGAAGTCGACAATGAAGTTCGTATCGACGCGAGAGTAGTCGTCAGACGGGACTCGGTAAGTGTTCGCATCGTAGTCTCCGAACGAGACATAGTTGTCCCCATTCTCAGAGTTCTTGATCCAGCCAACCACAGCACCTTCACGAGTGCGGGACAGGCCGAGCTGATCGTAGACCTCGTTCAGGAAGAGGTGACCCTTACGCTCGAGACGACGGTTCGCCCACAGCTGAACAGCAGCAAGAGTCTCGGAGGTGTAATCCTCGTTATCGTCCCAGCAGTTCGAGGACTCCTCGGTGATGATGCGTGCGTAAGGCGACAGGTCTCGCACCGACGCGATGACGGCGTCAACAACATCGGCCGCATCCGACTTGTTATCGGAAGAGAGAATCTCCTCAGCGGTCTTGTCGTAGTTGGGCAGCTTCGGACGGACGATCTTCTCGACCGTCTCCTTACCGAGTGCGTCGGTCATGGTCTTCTTGTAACCATCGAACGCGGTCTGAAGAGCGGTGTACGCCGCGCCAACGGCAGCAAGACGCTTCTTCGAAATCGAGTTCGAGAAGTAGATCATCGTGATGGTGGCAGCGCCGACAATCGCAGCGGGCGCACAGGTGTAGGCAGTATCAAGGATGAAGAGAATACGATTCTTCATCTCGATCTTGTGGACGTCCTCATCGGCGATCTGGTCTGCGTTTCGGATGCACTCCTTGCGGCGTTCCCAGTCGCGGCCCTCGCAATCCTCGAATCGAGTGCCGGCTCGCCATGCGAGGTAGCCAGTTGCGATGACGCCAGCAGATGCTGTAACAGAGAGAATGGTGGGGGCGTGCTTCGAGATGCGAGCCAGGCCCGTGTGGAAAGCGGTCGTGATAGACATTTGAATATGCTCCTTTCTGAGCAAATATGTTACTTGAGGGGTTCGGGACGGTCGGCAGAGACGAGCCAACCTTCCCTGATCTGTCGGATTTCGAATGCGTCGGTTGTGGTCCAACCCCAGCGCTCATCGGTGTATCGGGGCTGAATGCCGACAGATGACATCAGGTCAGCGACAGAGACCTGACCGTATTCTTCAATCCGTTCGGCAATGAATTCAATCACATCAACGGCATCGCCGCGAGTGTCGAACACTAGGTCCTCGACGTTCGTGGGCTTGGGCTGACGCGGTCCGCGATGTTCGGCGCGACGCGATTCGTAGTAACCCGTTCCACGGTTCGTGCGCGAAGAACTAGAATATGACGTGTATCCAGATCTCGAACGATGCCTCGGGTCGACTTCGCCGTACAGCAGCTGTTGAATACCCTGAGTCACCATGTCGGTGATAGCGTTCTTAGCAGCTGGGATAGCCACGTCAATTACAAGATGCTCTGCAATCTCTGGGAGATCCTGAGCGAAGAAGGTCCGAAGAGCTTCCTTGATGGCAGACTTCTTCTGGACCTTAGCCTTGGCGATAACCTTCTTCTCGGGGGAGGCCCCCTCCTTGGCTTTATCAGTGTTGCCAGGGAGGGAGACCTCAGTGGGCCGAGTGGGCTCGATGGGGACGATGTCCGGCATCAGTTCGCCTCAGCAATCTTGCGGAGCTCTTCGAGGGAAGCATCCGGGTGCTCCTCAATCAGCTTCTTGGCCTTACCCATGATGTCATCCGGGAAGAGGCCTGCAAGGAACCCGTTCGAGAACTTGGGATCGTTGCCGAGCTTGTCCAGAAGGGCGTCGAATGCGGGGGATGCCAGGAACGCCTTGGTTGCACGCTCATCCTTGAAGAATCGCGTACCGTCCTCAGAGCGCTCGCCGTATGCAGCGCCCACGAACTCCTGAAGCAGCTTGTAGGCATCCATGGGGGAAGCCTCACCGCCGTTGATGAGGGCGATCTTGGCAGAAAGCGGGGTGCGCTGGAGCTCCATGTTCATGAGCTCAGCCTTGGAAAGGTGGAAGTGGAGCTTCTCCTCGGTCTCTTCGCCGAAGAAGTTGGTGTACTTAACCTTGATGGACTGCATGTCAGTTGCCTTCCTTTCGAGAAGTGGAAATGATGTAGATAACCGCTCCAAATGCGGCAATCATGATGACCACAACCGCAGCGATCTCAGCATTGGTTCCGGTCTTAGCGAGCTTGGCCTCGCTAGGCTTGGGTGATTCGGCCGTCTTTGTGGGACGGGTCGAAAGTGTCTCAGAGTGGGAAGGCTTAACCGAAGGCGAGGGCGTTCCCGACTGAGGTGTTTCAATGGAGGAGGACGGCAGCGGAACGGGAGTCGTCGTGGTCGGGTTCGGAGCAGGGGTTGTGACAGAAGGAGAGGGCGCCGGAGTCGGCGTAGTTCCATCTCCAGTCGTCCCACCGCGAACCTCGACCTCGATCGTACGCTCGAGCTTGATCCCATTGACCATAGCGACATTCGTTGCAGTCTTAGCGCCTGCCGGAGTAGCCATCGGCTCAGGGGTGTAGGTGACACATGTCTTCGCACCCTCAGGAGCTGTGAACTCGATAGTGTAATCGTTGATCCGAATGGCCGTGATGTACACAGTCGTGTTGGGATCCCAAGTGTCACCCGTGGCGCACTTAACTGAGGTGCTCAGCTTCGTGTAGCCGTCATGAATGTTGTACTTGACGCCGGGTTCGGCGATCCAAGTGATCATCCAAGAAGTGGAACCATCAGGATTGACCCAGCCCCACTTCGAGTTCTCGGGCTTAGCGTCCTCGTAGTGACCGCTGTTGCAGTCGTTGTCACAGGTGCCATCCCAGTCCTTGTCACCGAAGGCGAAGGTCCAGGCCTGACCTCCGATAGAGATCTCGCCCTGTTTCTTGCCGACAACAGACTCCTGAAGGCGAGCCGTGGTCCACCAAATACCGGAAATATCGGTCTTAGTGGCGACCGAATCCGGGACGTTGTCCACCGTGCAGGTGAGAGTGCCCTTGTCAGTCTTGCAAGAGCCAATCCGGGTGTTGTCGTCCAAAGTGAACGGGAAGTCGTACGCCCAGTTGATAACACCAGACGTAACCTTGAAAGTCTGGCCGACCTCGAGCTTCTTGGTGGACCAAGAGCCCTTGACAGTCACAGGTGCAGAGACCTGGGAGCTGCCTGAGGAAATATGGGTGATCTTGGCATCGATGGGGTTGTCTGCTGCGAGAGCAGGGCCTGCAGATCCGCAGATAAGAGCTGCCGCGATACCAATCGTCGCGAGTGAACGATTCATGATGTGTTCCTTCCAAATATTGCGTTTTGTGTGATCACTTGTTCTTGTAGTTGCGGTACTCCTCGATGTACTTCTCAAGCTTCGGGCCGAAGGTCTTAAGAAGGAGGAAACCGATAAAACCGGTAGCAGCGATCTTGCCAGTACCTCCGCCGAGAATCTTGGTGATCGCGTTGATGATCATCATGAAGGCGACGAAGGCAAGGATGATGATGAGCATGACGATAGTTCCGAAGGTTTCCATTGTAGTGACCGCCTTTCAGTTTGGACAAAGCCTATAACCCGTGTTAGGGGTTATAGGGTCGAGGGTGTCTCAGTTCTGGGATTTCTTGTATGCCTTCTTACGGGCGCGGTTGGGATCGAGGGCGCAGCAAACGCCAAAGAAGCCAATCATGATTCCGAAGGTGTACATGGGAGGGGTCCTTTCTTGAGGGTTAGTTCTCATTAGGACTCCCGTTTTTTGTGTTCGGCCAGTATTCTGGAGGGTCAGAATACTCGATCGGCTCGTCTGTGAAAGTGACCTTATCCTTCTTGGTCACAGCTCTTCAACCGATCTTGAACCAGTTCGGCTGAGGAGCGGGGGTCAGTGCGACCTCAATCGCGGGCGAACCGGAGGGCAGGAGCACCGGACGGAACTCGGGCTTGATGGTCACGCCACCGTCCCAGCCGAGCTCATCGCCGACACCCGTCTCACCGATGTGAATCTGAGAGTAGAAGTCGTTCAGAGGGCAGGGGCCGAAGTTCAGCAGGTCCTCAGAGATGTTGTTGCAGTATCCACGGATCTTCTCAGCCGTGGAGCGGAAGGTACGTCCGGTGATGGCGTCCTTGCACAGGACCTCCTCGTCACCGAAAATGACCATCGAACCCTCAGGGAGCTTCTTCTCAGCGGCCTTCTTCTCAGCGGGCTTGGCGCCCTTCTTGATGACCTCGACCTGCTCAAGCACGTTCTTGCGGAGCTCGGACACGTTCATCTGAGAGATGGAGTACGCAGCAGCGAGAGCCTGGTACTTCTTGTAGGTGACGTTGTGCAGGGAGACGATCGCGAAGATCGTGACGCCCAGGCTGGCCGCAGCGGGGATGTAGGTCATCCAGTTGCGCTTGGCGAAGTCGAGCAGGTTGTCGGACACACCGTTGTCGTCGGCGATAGCCTTGGCGTGGGCCTTACCGGAGGTGATAGCGGTCGCAACGGAGGCTGCGATACCGAGACCCGTGATAAGGATCTGCGGGTTGTTCTTGATCCAGTTCATGGCAAGCTTGATGGTGTTCTTGATGGACATGATTGTGCTTCTTTCTTGAAAATATGGATGTTGATGAATGTCAGAGGTTGGCGATGTACTCGGCGAGATCGAGGCCGAGGATGGATGTTGCAGCGATCGGAATGAAGTTCGGATCAGATCCAACCGCGAGGGAGTCGACAACAATGTAGGGCTCGTGAAGCTCAGTGTTGTCGACGATGACGATATTCTTGGCGAATGCGCGCCGGCGGTCAGTCATGATGAAACGGAACGGGACAATCGCATACTTCACGTCAGGCTTATCGGCCTCATCCCTGGAGACGAGGAGTCGTTCGCCGACCCCATCCATGAAGTAGATGTCTTCGTAATTGTACGGCGCGGCGTGCACGGGCTTGACCACCTTGCCGCCGATATGCTTGCTAACAAGCACCCCGAGAGCAGTCGTCTCAAGGGGGTTCGGACGTATGGGCTCTGAGTGAGCAACCGAGATCGAGACGAGCGATCCCTCGGGAACGCTGAGGTCGACTTCGGAGAGGTTGAAGATCTTTCGCATGGTCATGGTTGTGCTTCCTTTCAGGATAAAGCCTATAACCCGTGTTAGGGGTTATAGGGGGTGAGAGTTCTCAGAGGAGCGGGTCACTCATCCGAGTCGGAGGAGTCCGAGGACGCTCGCAGACCGGCGACGGTGATAGCGCCAAAGAAGATAGCGACGGAGGACAAGGCGGCAACCTTGGCAACCGGGATGCTCTTTTCGGCGACCGTCTGAATGCGGTCCATAAGAGTGGTCTTCGGGGTGGTCTCTTCGAGTTCGTTCGAGTTGGACATGGTGAGATCCTTTCTTGAGTGGTTAGTTCTCATTAGTATCAGGGTACTTTTTGCGGAGCTCTTCGACGAGCTCGATCACGGGGTTCTCCTGATGCTCAGCAATGGTACCGAGTAGCTTCAGACCGAACAATACAGCAAAGGGTAGGGGGATGATGACGATCGTCAAGAGAATTGCAAGCATGATTGACTCCTATTTTGACTTTTTAAAGCCTATACACCGTGTATGGTGTATAGGTGTGGGTGAGATCAGTTCTCGTCGGGGTACTGCACCTTGAGGTGTAGCAGCCGGCACAGAATATGGTTGGCCTTCTCAACTTCTTCCGGATCGTCGGAGGTGTAGGAGGTCTTGAACAGAGACTTGTAGTACTCAGTGGTAGACCAGCATCCGTACGTGTGGCCGATGATCAGGGAGATGAGGGCGACAACAGTAATGCCGTGGGAGTATTTGAACATGGGAGTTCCTTTCGGAGAGGGTTGATAGTTCTCATTATTAATTGTGTAACGTTTGTGTTAGTTAAAGCCTATAACCCGTGTTGGGGGTTATAGGATTGAGGGTTCAGTTTTCTTCAAGGTCGGGGAGGTCAATGGTGAGCTTGAGGTCCTTGTTGATGAGCTCCACGCAGAGCTTGCGGAGCATCTGGTTCTTACCGTAGCAGGCGTAGTTGAACATCTTGCTGTAGAATACAGTGCGTTCAATCCTGCCGAGGTTGTAGAATACAGGTGCTGCAATCGCGAGGGTAGCGGCGGCAACGAAGGAGTAAGCGTACTTCGACATGAGAGTGGTCCTTTCAAAGAGGGTAGATAATTCTCATTATTCGCCGCGTAAAATATGCGCTGGACAAAGCCTATAACCCGTGTTAGGGGTTATAGGATTGAGGGGTTTCAGTCATTGAGGTCGTGATCGATGTCACGCATGAGGTTGTCCAGCACCTCATCCTTGGTCTCACCTTCAGCAAGGTCGCGGTATGCGCGGACACACGAGGCGGCCACCTTCTTGATGGTGGTCTCGTAGCGGTCAGCAACATAGGCGAGCCAGATGTTGTAGGTGAAAGAGAGGGCGAGGAGGATGCAGACAGTGATGGTGAGTGCGTTGAACATGATGGTTCCTTTCAAAGAGGGTTGATAGTTCTCATTATTAGTTGTGTAAAGTTTGTGTTAGTTAAAGCCTATAACCCGTGTTGGGGGTTATAGGTCTAAATATTCAGTTGTCCAGAAATGTTAGGTAACCTGCGACAAGCGTCAGGAAGATTGCCCAGGCAGGCACGACAAGCGTGCTGATAAAGGCGAATCCGTTGAGGATGGTGAAAGCTGTGTAAAGCATGGTTGTTCCTTCCAAAAATGGATGAATAGTTCTCATTATTCGCCGCGTAAAATATACGGTTAGAAAAAGTCTATAATCCTAGATTTTAGGGTTATAGACTTTCGAGCAGTTCTACTTACGGAACTTCAGCATCGAAAATGCCTTTGAGGCAAGAACGTGTGTCTGCTCATAGTTGAGGACCGCCATAAGACCGAGCAAGTACACCACACCGTTGGCAATGGTCTCGGACGAAGGCATAAGCTTCTCTTTAAGGTCATTATCCTTAACGAGCTTGTGCAGTCGTTCGAGGTTACCAACAGCGGTGGTGTACTCACAGGTCGACGGGTCCTCTCCACCGAGCCAGTTAAGCACCTCGTTCTCGAGGTCCTCAGGTTCGTAGAGGCGTTCGACGTTAGACATGGTGAGTCCTTTCGTGTAGAGTGGGTAGTACTCACTATGCCGAACGTTTTTCTTACGCCTCAGGCTTGGCCACCTTCAGGACGATGGTGTCGCCGTCCTTAAGGTTCGCAGGCTCAGCCGTGAAGTCCGCGTAGACTTCGTCATGCTTCGTCACAACGAGATTGCCGTGAGTCTCTGGGGTGTAGTTCGTGGAACTGACCCCAAGAGCTGCCCCGAGGAAAACACCGAACGCGGTGATCGTGGCGGTCGCCTCGTTGGTGTATGGGACGCCCCACACGATACCGACCGCATTGACAAACGTCGCGAGTGCGGGGATGACGATAAGCGCGATGCGTTTGAGAATATCGTAGGTCTGGTTGTTCATCGGTTCTTCCTTCCTTCAATGCCGTTAGGCATCATGGGTAGTTCATCTACCTGTTCGAATACGCGACGAGCAAGGCCGTTGCCGCCAAGAGCAGAATATATCCGATACTCTGCTTCGTATTCTTCGTACTCGTCCATTGTGATGTATCCACGCTCGATGTATCCACGTCCGAGCGCGATGAGCTGATTTCGTGAAACGGACAAAAGAAGCATAGCCGAATTATTGTTGTGATCGGCTTTTGTCTTTGCCCACGCCCAGATGCCGGAACCACCGAGTAGTGCTGTTACAGCTGGGTTCGCCATTTCGGCGAGCTTTGTCAGATCCACTTATCAGTTACCTCCTGTCCGTTTTCATAGAATCGATCTGGTTGGATCTTGATCGAATATGTCGTTAAGTCGCCACCGCTTACAGTTCTCTCGATGACGTAGCCGGTGAACATAACATTAAGGATCGTCCCTTGAACCGGGCGCCCAATCGGCAGGCTATAAAACCGTTGCGACTGAACTTCGGCGATGTCGACTGTTACTGACCTAAGGGGCTCACATCGAATTTCTTCGGTAGTTTGACCCCATTCCCGATCGTCGCTACCAGGGACCCCCGATTCGTATCGATACACGCCCTGCCAGTCGGTGGTATTTTGCATGTACGGGCGATTTTCGTACCACGTACGGATTCGGCCTCTAGACGCCATCTTCCATCTGCCGTAATCACTGGTCTTTCCAATATACCAATGTGTTGGGGCGCCAGGGAGACGTCTGGTCAGTCTAGACGTTACAGAATCTAGAGGACCCAGATCGAGAATCCTTTCACTATCATTCAACGACTTGGCGTACAGGGTGATGTCCAAGTTGTTATAGTTACCGTCGGTCACTGAGATTCCCGTAGTGAAATACAATTGATTGTACAGCGCAGCGTTGTACATGTCATCGTATATACTCGTGGATGGGTCGAACTTGTCCTCATAGCTGTTAAGGTCTGACGGAACTGAAGCCCTCAACCAATACACAAACCATCGATTGGGGTCTTTGTTAATATCATCCAGCAAACGTTTAAAAATCCCAATTGGGGAGAACGTATTCGGATACAAATTCTCGTAAGATCCGCACTTGTTGCGGCGCTTCAGTAATTCCCAAACAGAGATACAGCGAACTTCGCTAATACCATTTGATTCATACGATATTTCCTCAACCACGAATGGAGTTGGTGTTGCTACGAAGCAGCACGCTATGGTCCCGGGAGGATACGGGAACGACCCGTTGCATCTAAACGTCATCGAAGCGGTATATAATCCCTCCTTGATCAACGTATCGAAAACTGGGATCGTTGAAAACGTTCCCATCGATTTCCCGGCGAGCACCTGAACAACATTAGGCATTGTTAAAGACTCTTTCTTGTCATAACCATTTCTAATTTACAATAACCTTTACCCATGTTGTCAAGATCGATCTTGGGTGGTTCCCTAAGGGTGCCCAACCAAGATACCAAGCTCCTAATGTCGAAAGATGGATATGATTCATACGCGTAGCATGCGGCAGCATTCGCATCGTATCCACCCGTGATAGAGAATCGTCGAGTTCCGTCGATTAGGCCGTACATCGAGAACACTCCAGGGTTGCTGGATGAGTTACCCTGAAGCATAGCCGCAAACATATCCATATCGCCGTCGAAAACTCTATACTTTGAATTTCCAATGGCCGGCAGAGACAAAGTTAGTTCGCGGATATCGACGGGTCCAATTTGAGGGGCGATCGATTGGATCGTCGAAATAATATCGCTCTTGGCCTGTGACCAATTCTGGTCCCCCAACCCCATGTACAGTGTAAACGAATCACCATACATGACTGGCAGTTTCGTCGAAACAGTAAACTCGATAGTTGATGGAACTTCGCTATGGTTGTACTTAAGTTCGCGAATAACGCAGGATTGATCAAACGATGAGACCGAACCGAATGTGAGAGTCGGTTTGGTATAGGTTGTTGTTTCCTTTGGTTTGTATTTGATGATCGGAAAGGCGAGTTTTGGGTCGCTGAGTTCAACTCGAGAAATCCGCTTGGATGAAAGATAATCGAGGAAGTACCTGGCAGGGCGCTCGGGAATAGGGACAGTAGGCGTCAGACGCATGTTAATGTCGATGTATTTTTCAGTCATCGACGTAACGACATTTCCTGTAAAATCGTATTCCCGATTCGGACCAAAAGATCCGTTTAAGATCTGGGCGACCCACCCCCGGTCTACACGATTCAAATACAGCGGTAGTTCCAAACCATAACTGTTAAGTATTCGAACCTTTGTGTATGTCATGTGGGTTAAATCCTCTTCATTCGTTCGAGTTGGCGCTCAGTTTGACGGTATAGGTCATTGAGATCGAGCGCCTTTGGTGATTCGTTGTATTGGTTGAAGACCATCGGCTTCTGGTTGTTGCGCAGTTCGTCTCGAAGCGCTCGAATCTCCTGCGCTGTTTGGCTGCCATTTTGAACTGATGTTCCGACAACATTCGCATGCAGGTCGTTCATCGTGAGATCTTGCAGACCATTCACCTCAGATAGGTCAACAGTCGGCTTGATAACCGGATTCCAATCGGCATCCAGGTTAGCCATCGCATTCACCATGTCATCGCCGAGACCAGACATTGCGTCAACCGCGTCAGACTGGTTCTTGTCGATACCCTGCACAATACCTGCCACAATGAACCCAGCCGCAGTCGCGAATACACGCGAAGGCGAGTGGATACCAAGAGTACTCTTAAACGAGCTAAGAGCACTCGAGGCAACGTTGCGCAGCTTATTGTAAAGAGCTCCGGCAGCGCCAGACACGCCGTTGACAACACCGTTGATGATGTTGCGTCCGATGGAACTTGCGTGCGGTGCGAACGTATTGGCCATGCCAGTCAGACCATTCTTGATGAATCTGATGATGGCAGAGATCAGTTTGTTAACCGCAGCTTGAAGCTCTGGTCCATTCTGATCGATTGCGTCAGCAAATCCATTGATGAATGTAATAACAGCGTCCCACGCAGCGTTGATGATGATCACAGACTGAGCTGCAATACCATTGATCATCGCGGCGATGAGGTTCGCGCCAGACTTCATCAGATCAGGGATCTTAGTCGCAAGACCATCGAGCATAGCTTGTATCAGTGCCAGGAAGGCCTCGATAATCAAGGGTACGTTCGCCTTGATCAGATCGACGAATCCGGTCAGAATCAACTGGAATGCCGCAGAGAACTGGGGGATGTTCTCGCCGATCGCCAAGAAGAACTGGCCCAACATATCAAGGATCGTTTTCAAGAACTCAGGCCAGGCATTGCGAAGGGCCTGCAGAATGCCGGAGATTGTGAGTGTAACGATCTGAACGAGTTCAGGCATCTTCTGCTTGATGATTTGATAGATCTGACTGATGAACTGCCTAATGGCAACACCAGCCAAGATAATCAATTCATTCACAGCAGGGATGAGCGACCGAATTAGCGCCGTGACGGCGTTACCAAATGCTGGTGCAGAATTCTCGAAAGCGGTGAAGACACCGATCAATGCTGCCTGGATGGCTGGTGCTGCTGCTGCGATGATCGCCGCCGCCGCCGCAATACCCGCTGCGATAGCGGTAATACCTGCAGCAATGGTCGGCCCTGCTAGCGCGACAACCGATACGAACGTAGTCAATATCGCAACCAGAATTATGATCGCTCCTATGATGCCAATCACAACTAGACCGAGCACACCGATTGCAACCGCCAGGGCAATAAGACCGGGGGCTGCACCGACGGCGAGATACCCCGCCGCAATCAGAATACCCAGACCGACGCCGATCGCCAAGAGGCCGTTACTAAGAGCGTCCCAACTGAGACCGGCTACGTTACTTAGAGCGCTCGTGAACATGTTCAAGGCAAACGCCAGTATCGTCAACGAAGCAATGCCGAGCAACGCACCTTGAGATGCGTATGCCACTGCGACGATAGCCGCGACGACAAGTAGCAGCTTACCCATCGAGCTGAGGATCTCACCCCAGCTATGGTTTGCCATTTGCACGATCGCCCCAACAGCGATGTTCATCGCGATTGCGGTCAGGATCAAAGCCCCAGCTCCGGCAATGGCTGTCGGAGGCATCAGATTCGCGATAGACACAAGAAGTAGGATTACTGCGGACAAACCGACTATTCCTTGGAATAGTTTGCTCATGTCCATGTAACCCATTACTGCGACAGCGCCCACAAGCATCTGAATCGAGAACGCGAACGAGATCATCATCAGTGAAATGGCTGCCATTTTGCCGAGATCACCAGCGGCCTTGTTCATCAGAAGAACGAAGCCGGCCAGAATTCCCATAAGAACTCCGACAGCGATGACTCCCTGGGCGATTACCTTGATGGGGAGCAGGCCCAGCGCGATAATCGGGATCGTGAGCATGTTAATCGCAGCCGCCATGAGAATCATGGTTCCGACGCCCTGGATCATAGTCTTGGAATCCTTGGACAGGAGTTTTGCGGCCGTCGTCATACCCAGTACCAGTACCATGACAGCACCGATACCCTGTGCGACAGTGCTCAACTTCATAGATCCGAGGATACCTACCGAGATCGACATCAGCAGGACTGCAATAGACAATGCCGTGATGGCACCGATAACGCCTGCGATCTGCATCTTGTTGATCTTCATCTCGCTGATCTGAGTCAGAGCGATGAGAAGGATCTTAGCCAAGACGCCAATGGCGACCGCACCCTGAATGAGTCGAGGTGCTGGGATCATCGCAAGGATGAACAGCGAACCTGCAAGAATACCAACGCTGATCGCAATTTCGCGAAGAGCCTTGGCCTTGATAACTTCCTGCATGGACTTTAGAGCACTGGTCATCGAGTTGAAGACGCCAGCAATCGAATCGCCGATCTTGCCAAACTTGTCGAACATTCCACTGAACGAGTCTGTGACCTTCGTAAACTGACCAAGCATGGTCTGAAGGGTCTTGAAGCCCATACCCAGACCACCGCCAAGCAGGATTCCACTCAATAGATCAGAGATCGACAAGTCCTTGAGGCTGGAGCCGAGACCAGACCAGAAAGTCTGGATCATCGATCCGGCGTTGCTAAATGCCTTGCCGACGTTCTTCTTGAATGAGTCGAACGCCTGAGATTCAGAAGCGAACTTCTTGATACTGTCGATACCCTTGGTAAGCCAGTCGATCAGATTCGCGATGGCCTCGACAACAGACGCACAGAATTCGACAATGCCGGTAGCAGCGGTGTAGATAGTCCCGCCGACAACCCCGAGAGTGTCGAACGCATCCGAGGCCGCCTTCCCGAAGGTAGACAGGCCACCCGCTGCTCCGTTCGCCTCGTCGCTGAATCCACCAAATATAGACTTGGTCAGATCCCCGAGCTTCCCGAACAAATCGATGATGCCGTTGATGAGAGATCCGAAAGGACCAAAGGCATTCATCATGTTCTTGAAGCTGTCGCCGATGGACGACAGGAAGGTGCTGTTGTCGAGATGCTCCCCGACGTGTGTGAAGATGTCCCCGAGGGCCTTACCGAAATCCTTGACTGCCTGCACCTGTGGAGCAAACGTCTTGGAGATGGTATCACCAGCTCGACCGAAGGCCTTACCGACCCCGGAGATCGAATCCTTCATCCGCTTAGTCGTTTCAGACCAGACTTCTGCCATCCTGGGAGACGCGTCGTCCCAGAACTTCTTAATCCCTTTACCAGCGCTCTCGACGGCACCGCCAAGGTGCTTGCCGATGGTCTCGCTGATCGGGAGAATTGAATCCGAGAAAGCTTTGACCTTCTCAGACCACTTGGGTCCGATAGCGTCTGCGAGCTTGGTCATGTTCTCGAGGAACCCAGTCCCAAACCCGCCGAAAGCGGACTTGATCTTCTCCATCGGACCACCGGTTCCAGATGCGAAACCGAAGATCGCGCCAAAGACGTTTGAGACCGCATCGCCAAAAGGCTTGAATACGTTGTAAGTAGCCTTCTTGATCGTCTCGATGAATTCACCGAGCGGCTTGAGCACTGCCTCGATGACAACTTTGAGACCATCGAAGATCGGAGTGATCGTGACGTCCGCGATGGCGTACATCCAGTCAGCAAGTTTCTGGAACTTGTCAACAATCCAGTCGAGGACCTTGGATAGGCCCCCGAGGATGTCGATACCACCAAGCATCTGACTGAACCAGTCACTGAAGACGGAGACGATGTCACCAACCTTCGCGGAGATCAGGATCATCGGCTTGATGAATACGCCAGCAAGGATCATGCCAATCTTGAATGCGGCCACGCCAATCTGGACGATCGCTGATGCAAACCCGATGAGGACCTCAAGAACTGGCGAGAGCAATTCGCCTGCCATTTTGAAGACCTTACCAAGGTTGTTGGCGAAGTCATCGGACATCATCAACCACTGGGAGATCGAGTGACGGAAGTAGTACGAGAAATCGTACAGAGCCTTGCCAGCATCTCCTTGGAACGCGCTGAAGAAACCTTCACCGATAGCCTTGAGTGGTTTGGCGATAGCGGTCCAGAGTTCACCAAGACCATACCACCATTCCTCCCAACCACCGAGTTCATCCCAGCGGTCGAGAATCCCCTGAAGTGCATCAAAGAAAGTTCCAATGCCTCCGTTCACCACGTCGGACACAGCGGTCCACATGGTGCGGGCGCGTTCGAAGTCGCCGAAGATCGTTCGGAAGATGGAAGCCCATCCCGAGCCCAGAGCTTCGGCGGTCGTGTCGATCAGCTGCGAGAAAGTCTTGACCTTCGTCGCAGCGTCGTTAGCGGTTTCCGCCAACTTCATGATTTCGTCAGCCTGCTGCTCCGTGTAGCCGGCGCTGAGTAGCTGTTCACGAGACAAGTCACCAGTGTACTGGGTCAGAGTCTCGATCATGATCTCGGATGTAAGCCATCCGTCCTTAAGCGAGTTACGGAACGACCCAGCCTTGTTGATCATCTTGTCGACTTCGACGCCGTATGTTCGTGCGGTACGCTTAAGTGCTTCCTGGAACTGCTCGCCGCCCATACCGGCGTTCACGATAGAGTTCCAGTCTTGAAGTTTTACAGAGCCTGTCGAAAGCGCCTGAGACAGCTGGTACATTGCCGTTGCGGCTTGCTCCGAAGTGGAGCCAGACATTGCTGCGACGTTCGACAGACCCTTAATCGCGGCGACCGAATCCTTCAGCCCGACACCTGCAGATGTGAACATACCGATATTGCGTGTCATCTCGGTGAACGAGTAGATGGTTCGGTCCGCGTAAGCGTTCAGTTCGTCGAGAGCTGCGTTGATCGTCGCAGTGGTCTCGCCCTTGCTGAACGTGTTCGCCTGAATAGTCTGAACAGCGTTAAGCTGGTTCTCGTATTCTCGGAAACCGTCCATGATGGGGCCGAACGTGAACGAGGAAAGCACCGATCCGCCGGCCATAAGGGCCTTGGATGCGATGTTACCCATGGCCACGGAAGCAGCACCCGCGAGCATGGAAAAATTAGTCGACGAAATCTTTGCTGCCGCACCAACATTAGCTGTGGCAGCGGCCGCAGTCGTTGAGTTGTTGACGATGGATGTGTTGACGTTCTTAACACCATCGGCGATCCCACCCATTTGCTTCGAAGCATCCTGAGCGGCTTTTCCGACATTGTCAAGTCCGTCAGTCGACTGCTTGAAGTTCATTCCAGACTTCAGGCGATCGACATTACGGAGAACGCCGTCAACGCGGCTTGTGAACTTCGAATCGTCGAGCTCCAGGGAGACGACCTTATTTTCAATACTCTTACCCATTGATGGCCCTCCCAACCATTCGGTCGATTTCGTCGAAGATGGGCTTCATCGCAGGGTTGATATAGTCCTTACCCTGGACGTAGCCACCTTGGCGCGTCCCATGTCCGTATTGCAGAATGATGGCAATAGGAACCTTGGACACGATGTTAGTGTTGTACCAAACGATCTTAACACCTCGCTTGGTCTGCTTGACTTTATACTGCCATGAAGCAGCAGTCTTCCCGGTACCAACCGGGGTGTTGGCCCGGAGGGCCGCCACGCCGCGAGTACCAGCAGTTGCCAATACGTCGCGAAGCTTCTTGTTCTTGACTTGTGTCAACCATTTTGACATGTCGAACTCAGCGTCGAACTTCATCTCGATCATGACGGCCCTCCTTTCTTGATCAGCCCCAGAGCGTGCCGTTGGCCAGCTCGTACTGGAGGCATTCGACCGTGCGATAGCCGCAGTAGCCATCGACATCAAGCTCGTGCCCACGGTTTCGCAGATGCTGCTGGAGCGCAGACACCGTGTTGGGTCCGGCGATACCATCTGGTTCAATGTCGAGACGACGCTGAAGCTCTAGGATGGTGTCAGAACCGTAGTGCGGATCTTCAACCCAGTCCCAGCCAGTACCAGTACGCTCGAAGTACTCTTCGTTGGCTTCATCCTGGTCTTCGATCCGGCCGTCAGCCGGAAGACCCATGGACGCCTGGAGGGCGTAGGTTGTAGCCTTGCCCCACCACTTGTCGGTCAGGCTATCTGCGCCAGTCGAGTCTTCCTCAGCATCGGCATCTGACCACTTAGGACGGAGAACGCAGTCAATTCCAAAAGAGCGCTGGCGGCGATAAACACCGTTGCCGGCAGACTGAGAACCTGCGTTGGACGGAGAAGTGTTGCCCTCGATGGTCTGAAGCCAGCCGTCACCAAGGTTTGCCTCGACGATACCAACATGGTCGGTCAGACTGTCGCGATCCCAGTCGAAGAGCACAATGTCTCCGCGCTTCGTGTTCTCGATAGAGACCTTGTTCATGCGGTTCTTCGTGACGTCGGTGTTGTAGCTGTAGCCACCGATTGCATCAATCTCGCCTGCCATGTCGAAACACATACTGACGAAAGCCATGCACCACCAGATGTCTTCAGACGGACCGGCAAGCCAAGGCTGGTTCATATGCTTAGCGAGCCATCGGCCAGCCTCAGAACCCGGTTCAGGATCGTCCGGAGCGTAGTAGCCGAGGCGGTAAGTGGCGTGCGACATAACGTCGTCGATCTTACTCATACATTACTTCCCTTCGTAAATCGCGCGGTCTCGGTCCTCATGTGGATCAGGCCCCGCCGGGACCTGTGCATCGGCTGGAATATCAATCATCCTCTACTCCCTGTTCTAGCCCTACGGGCTTGGTTCATTGCCGCACGCTGAGCTGCTGAAGCACGGGCGTCCGGCTTTTGGTTGTTCTGCTTGGCTGCGGCCAGACGAATCAGCGTAAGCAGCCGATTCAAATTCCACTTGTCACATTCGAAGGGGATGCCCAGCTGAGACATATACCAGTAGATCAGTTCACTGGTCATGGTGTCTCGCGGGCCTCCATTTGAAGGTGGATTCCATAGAACTGTCGCCGTAGCATTGTCAGACAAATAGTCTGCTATTTTGACCTGAACGGATTGGTCGAGCCGCTTGATGAAATCTCGAGGGAGAGGGCGGTCCGACATACACTGGATGTAGTACACTAACTCTTCACCAGTCTGTGGTGGGGTCTCCAGGAATGACCGCTTGTAGACGGATTCCCACTCGGCCACCGCAGACAGGGTATGCGTAAGAGTAACTGTAAACGGCTCCAGCGTAACAAACGTATTACTACGCTCGTCAAACCGCTCCTCTCCCCCAAACTCAAGCGTGAGCGAGATCACGCCAGAAGAGTACGCAGCTCGTTAGGCATGACAAGGGTCGGCGTAGCAGTGCCACCAGCAGTAGCAACACCATACAGCTTGTCGGTGAGCTTCTTGTACTTTGCCGTGTCGAGCTTCGAAGAGTCGACCGTAACGACGGAGACCGGCTGGAAGCCATCCACCTGGACGGGGACGGTCGAGCACTCCCAGGAGAAGGAGATCGCCTCGGGAGAGTCGGAGACCGTGTTGTACGCGCGCTCAGACGGAGCAGCGGTGGCGCCATAGATGATGTGAAGCAATTCGCCGTAAGCATCACCCTTGGTATCGTTACCCAGCTTCGTGCAGTAGGAGAACGCGAAACGCGTACGCGGCTGCTGACCGAGGTTGACACCCTTAACCAGCTGAGCGGTACCATCACAGACGGCGAACTCGTCGGGGTAGGTGTAGGCTTCGATCGTGAACTTGAACGACGGAGCCGACATCAGGGTTAAGTATTTCAAATTGTCGGCGTAGATGTCCGAGGACTCGTCGCCCTCAGGAGTCTCGGTGACAGTCTTCAGACCGTTCCAAGCGACACCTGTACCATATCGATTCTGAGCGTTGTCGAAGGGGAACAGAACACCCTTGTTAGCGCCAGTGTGGTAGAAATGGGAGCCCTCTTCGTCCCACTTGATCTGTGCCATAGGATACCCTCCTTAAAGGTAAACCGTGAAGACGAAATGGTTCATTCCGTCCGAGATATATGTCGTATCCAAAGACGAATACGGGATCTTGAGGATTTCGTCGATCACGTCTGGCTCTGGATCCTTTGTGATGAGAGTGACCGAGTATTCCTTGGCACCCTTGTAGGGTACATCGGAAGCATGGTCAATTTCTATCTTCGACAAGTGGAAGACAATTGCCGGGTATCCAATCTTCAGGTTCTCTGGAGGTTGAAAGTATACCCGGTTATGCTGTACCGCTTGTTGAAGTAGGTGTAGGAGGTCTTTATACGTGCGCATACAGACCGCCTATGTTGATGGTCAGCCGTGGATATTGCACGGCGATCGACTGTACCTCCCATTTTGAACCCTTCCATACTACGTATTTCAGAGTCTCGAGGTATGTCTCGATCTTCGTGTCCATCAGGACGCTGATCTCGTTCGTGAGACGGAGGTTGGTGTTGGCAGAAGACGAATTGTCGTTCCTGACATAGAGACTACGAATAGTCCCCTTAGCCGAAAGTTCAATAAAGTCTTCGAGCCACACACCTTCCTCCGTCTCCCGCGTCATCACGAAGCCTAGCTTGCCGCTAAACCTCGACATGGGATCACGCCTTCTTACGCGAGATCGTCAGGGCCGAATACGGCGCTGTCAGAGAGCCCGAAAGACGGGTCTCCATCAGGTACTTGTACTGGTTGAAGTCGATGTCGAAGGACTCGGCCATACCGAGTTCCGCACCGGCGTTCGAACCAATGGTGTAGTCGCGCAGGTCGACCACGATGGCCAGAAGCTCGTGGTTAACACCCTTGATCTCGTGCTCCAGACCCTCGAACTGAGGAACGGTGACGATCTTGGAGACTCCGAGTGCATCAGCAAGGGATGCCTTGGTCTCGTACAGGCGACGACCGTTCTTGTCCTTCAGGAGAAGCATCTTGACCAGGCGCTTCTTCGCAATGAAGAGCGTCGGAGCGCCGAAACCCTCAAGCTCGGCCGATGCCAGGACGATGTCGTCCACAAGAGTCTCGTCGGTAGTGTTCGACTCGAGCGACTTGTGAATTGCATAGAGGTCATTCTCCTTGAGGATCGGACGAACAGCCTCGTCGTCGATGCGATCGGGGTCAGTGATCGCACGACCATCGCCAATGAGGATGGCGCGAGCAATTTCCTCGTTGAGCTTACCCTTCATCTCGTTCTTGAGCCAAGAAACGACGTTGTAGTCGGTAATGTCGACGATGTCATCACGATCGAGCTTCTGCTTCTTGTAGATCGTCGTGGGGGACGTCGTACGGGTCAGAAGCTTGATGACCTCTTCAGTCTTCTTCTGAGCCTTCTTGGCGTAACCCTTGGCTCGGGCCTTGTCGTCACGGATGTCCGCGAGGACCGACTTGATTCGAGCGAAGGGAGAGTGCTTGGTTCCGTTCATGACGTCGGAAACCCAAGACTGATCGCGGTCGAGAGTAATGGGCTCATCCGTGATGCTCTTAGCATCCGGGAAGAGGTAACCAATATTCTCGATACCGTAATCGGCGTGTTTCAGCTCGTCGAGAAGGGTGGTGTTGTTTCGCTTGGCAGTCTCAACCAGCTCAGCGAAAGCTGCGTGAGACAGGGTGTTCTCGGGGGCCTTGCCTGCCTCAAAGACATTGTGCTTCATATCTTCCTCAGTTTCTTCGTTGGTCTCTTCGGAGTCTTCAGACTCCCCATCGATGGCTGCAGCAATGAGGTAATTGACGGCCTCAAGCTGCTCTTCGGTGAGTGTAGAAAGGATCTCACCGATGGTCTTGTCCTCATCAGAGGACTCATCTTCGGAGGCCGATTCCTCGGAGCCCTCGAAGTCTTCATGAGACACGTCTCCGTCACCCATTTTGATGATCGCGGAATACCCCTCGCCGTCGGAGTGGGCCATAGTGACGTTCTCGATCGTCGCCTTGGGGTTGGCTCCCTTAAGGACAAGCGACACCTCGACGATGTTGCCATGCTTGACAACATTGCCGTCCTGCTTGAGGTTGTTCGCGAAGATCGACATAGCGGTAACGTCGCCATGCTCAATCAGTTCGCGAGCGTGTTCTGCCTGCTGAGATCCGTTGAAGAATCCATAGGCGTAAACACCCTCGGCCTTCTTCTCGAGCTGGGCGTGCCCGAGAACATTGGTCACGTTGTCGTGACCGTGCTGCCAGACGAGAGGGACGACAGCCCCATCGTTCTGTTCAAATGCGTGATGAGAGATGACTCGCCCATCGGAGCACTTGATGCCTGCGACGGTTGCCCACCCGTCGAAGTCGGCGACGTCATTAGGCGCTGCCATTTTGAACCTCCTGGTCGTTGTTTGACCGTTGATCCGCGTTTGCGGATGACGTATACGGATTTGCCAATTGATCAGCCTTGGGATCAGTGGACTGCGGCAAGCCGATGATCGATCGAATCTCATTTGGTGTCATGACCTGGTTGGTGATGAACGTCTGGGCCATCGATGCGATACTATCAAGCGAGGTTGCCGCGAAGGGATCCCTCACGTAGATGATCCTCTGACCCTGAGAACGAGCAGTCTTCGTCAAGAAGACCATGGTTGCCGACTTCGTGATTGTATCAAGAATCGGCTTGACCGTCCGGTTGTAGTAAGACAGGTTGGTCTCAGCATCCGCCGTGCCGTTGAACACACTCTCAGTGAAACCAAGGGCGTTGTAAAGCTGCTCTGAAAGGTATTTGACCTGATCAAGCAGATTGTTCTCAACTGGACGGTTGAGCTGCGTTATCTTCTCGGCTCCATCGACATATGCTACGCCGATCTCCGAATTTCGAAGCTGCTGTTCGATAGCTTCTCTTCGAGTCTCAGCTTGCTGCTGTCGCAGTTCGCCTCGGACAGAGTATGGAAGCTGAATAATCAGATCCAACTTCTTACCGAGGGCTGAATTGTCGATAGCGTCGAGGGCGTCGAGCTTTCGTGCGAGTCGATTAGCCAACGAGCTGTTACTAGCCGTGACATCATAGAGCGGACTGTATATGATTGCAGCAGAGTTCTTCGAGATACGAATAGTTTCTCGATTGCCGCTGCGATCGTTGTACAGATTCACATCGACTGAGTCAGTATACCAACTCTCGATTCGTCCAACGCGGAGAGAAAGGACGTCAAACGACCCTTCCTCGTTCAGGGCGGTGTCTGTGTCGACCGGAACCAGAGCTGCGCTACCGGTTTCCAGCATCGTATAGACAAGCTCGTAGATTAGAGCGTTCGAGGTCTGATCGATGTTCGCCATCAGAGACAAGCATTCGTTCAGAGACGAGTCCTTCTCGCTGTCATACCTACCATTTTGATCTACCTTCACATGGCGAATCGGAGTGTTCGCTACGTCCAACGCAATCTTGTTATACAGCGTTTGAACCAGGTTCGTAGATCCGATAGAACGGTAGCTTGGGCGGTATTCGCTGTAGTTACTATTCTTGTAACGATCAGGGCGATCGTGTGCGAACACATTCCATGCCCGAGCTAACCGTGACATAATACCCATATTACCTCCTCTCGTTAGTTGAAGTCGTCGAGTTGCTGTTTGTATGCGACCCAAGCATCCATCAAGGCCGCGACTGAATCGATCTTGAGATCCATTCGTTTCTTCAAGATCTTTCGGTTTCCGTTAGTGTCCTCGAGGGTAATGGTGTTACCCATAGCCCAGGAGAATAGCTCTTGATCGAAGATGAGCTTTCGGTCTTCAGCCAAACTCTTGAGTTCGCCTAGTGGAACTGACTCAGTTCGCGCGCCCTGAATAACTTTGTGAATGCCATAGGGGCCATTATCAGTCGTCCATCGCTCAACGAACTCTCTAGCATTGTACGGATCGTACCCGAATGCTCGAACGTCATACTCAGATCTCAAGATGTATTCGTCGAGATCGTTGTAGACTTCGATCATGTCAAGGATTGTCCCGTCCATGACCTGGAGAGAGCCCTCTCGGATGAATGATTCGTACTTCGCACGCCCGGCAGCTGGAAGCTTGTCGAAAGTGCGAGTAGTAATGTACGCTCGTGTCTTGACTCCGAAGTCACCAGTGGACAAGGGGAACAAGAATGTGAATGCACAGAAGTCATCGCCCTGAGAAAGGTCTGCACCCATAGCACATGGCATTTGCCAGAACTCTCGTGGGTTGTGAGGGATCGTTTCTTCGTACTTGAAGAAGTAAGTGTATCCCTCACACGGGATACCAAATCGTTTTGCCAGAATATCGTTCCTCGCGGAGGGGACATTCTCTGCCCTAGCGACATCTCGTTGGTATGTGTCGTAAGACACAGTCTTTCCAAGGTTGGGTTGGGCCTTAATCCACATGTTAGGATCGCCAACCTCGGACACGTCGTCCAACCGGTAATACCAGATCGACGTGTGTGGATCATAGTACTCGCCCTTAAGGATCGAAAGTAATTCCATTTTGACGGAATCTCCGACGCCGTTTCGGACAGTACCCTCGGATGAGACTGCAACGACGACCCAGTCGTTGAGTTTCGACGCACCCTGCTCAAGAGCAGAGATGACGTTCTGACGAACATCGCCAGACAACCATTCGTCGATAGTATTCACCTTAGATCTCAAGCCCTGAAGTTTGTCGACGTTCATCGGACGAACCTCAAGTAGGGAATTTGTCGAGAAGTTCTCGATGCCCTTCTTGGTCGGACAGAGCAGAGATCTATTAGCCTTGGCACCGACTGTTGCATGAACAGTCCCCGCCGACAGGAATTTGAATAGAGGCCCTCGACTGCGTGTGATAGCAGTCTTGAAGGGAGACAATGTCTCTTCAGCCTGAGGCATGGTGGGTGCCGTGGCGATTTGGTGAGTTGTGGTCGGGTCGATCGTCAAGAAGTAGGCGTGGATGAAAGCCATGTACATGGACTTGGCCGCGCCTCGCGCGACGATAAGGTACTGCTTGTTAATCAAGCGTCTCTTAACGTCGACCTGTACATATCGACCGTTGTGGCCGGTTTCGTCAGGAACGAACTTCGTCACTTTCTCGAAGTAGAACCACGAAAGGAGTGATTCGGCCCAGAGCTTAAACGAATCGAGCAGGGTAAGATCACTGCCGTCGACAAGGGTCATCTCATTCTCGCAGAAAGCGATGAATCCATCGATAGCACCATCGTCATAGAAGTATCTCGGGTTGGCGATCAAGTCGTCAATCCGGTTCATCTCCATCTCGATGGTGTGTGACACTGGAATCTCTCCGGCTAGGACCTTTTCGCGGAACTGGGCGTAATACTTAGGTGTAGCGGTATTTGATAGCGCCATACCTACTTCTTACCGGTTGCGTTCTTAAGGATTGCGTCGAGGTTGAGTGACTCCTTAGCCATCTTGGCGACGCCCTCATACTCCGTGCCCTTGAGCTTGGAGTCGAGGGCTGCTGTGAGCATATCAGTTGCCGTCCGGGCAGCATACTTAGTCAGGTTCTTTCGAGCCTCGTCGACGAAGAGATCTGCTGTCTTGGCAAGAACACTCCTATTTTGATTCTCGTACTCGCGGAGCTTCTCCTTGAGTTCGTAGTTCTGCTTCTCAAGATTGAGTCGCTTGTTCTGCTCGATCAGATCTGTGGAAGAGAGACGTCGAGGAGCTTCCTTCCGCAGGTCGGCTGGGATACCGCCCTTGGGGATCTTCTGCTTATCGAGCTCTTTCTGTTTCTTCTCGGCTTCCTTAGCGGCCTTCTTCTCATCCGCGATTCGCTTCTTCTCGGCTCGCTCCGCTTCCTTCTGCTTCTTCTTGCGATCAGCTTCAGCCTTGCGAGCTTCCTTCAACTTCTGGTTCTCGAGCTTCTTACGAGCCCGTTCAGCAGCCTTCTTGGCACGCTCGGCCTTGTTATCGGCGTGCTTCTCGGAAGCGGCCTTAGCACCCTTCTTGAGAGCGGAAGCGGCCTTCTTAGCACCACGGGCTGCAGCCTTAGCCGCCTTCTTGAGTTCAGACTCTTGCTTCTTGCGTTCCTTCTCGGCGGCCTTCTCAGCCTTGGCTCTTTCCTTTCGGAAAGCCTCGGCATTGATTGCTTCGCCGATCTTCTTCTTCTCCTCGACGGACCGAAGCCCGACTCCGCCGGAGCTTTCAGTCTTCTTACGGACGCCCCACTTCATACCGAGGACGCCGTAGTGAGACAGAGTTTCTTCGCTCATGGTTTTCTCCCATCATTGAATGGTCAATCGCCACTCCGCCTCTTTCTGCAAAGCCTCGACTGCCTTGATGGCGAATGAGGTCTGCGGCGGATCGAACATCAATCGAACTGAGAAGTTCACATACTGTCGTAGAATCCGGCCAAGAGTCGTAGTGGGGTAATCTGCCTCGGACGATAGGTCGCCAACTTCGCGGTTTAGCTGAGTTGCGGTTGCCAAAGCATTGTCAATGGCATCCTCAACTTCGCTGTCGAATGAAGTGTCGTCATCCATCAACCCGAGGTAGGTCTTTGTGTCATGTAGAATCGACATTTAGCCTCCTACCATAGTTTTGTATCGCCGGGTGATCTCGGATCGAAGTCGTCAAGAGCCAACGCCTTGGTTCCGTAATGGATTGCATTATGAGTATCTCGACTCACGCAAATAAGATTGTTGGTATCCCACATGCATGGATCGAAATTCTCGCACTGACGAGGCGTTAGAGGATTGATGTGATGCACGACAATGCCATCGTGAATCTCATAGCCCTCGAGGCCGAGATCGCATCCAAGATCTCTCGCGATAACTTGGGTGCGAGCCTCTCGCCAAATATCGCTTTGGTAGAAACTCTGATTCAGCCACCTGGATCCACCGAAGGTCACGTCGAAAAATGCTCCGTTGAGTGAGAGATACTCGAGACGTTCTTCAAATGTATGTAAGTGGCTGAGTTCGTCATAGCTCCGCATCTGAATCTCCAGAATATACCTTGAAGGCAGCCAGTGCTTCCTGAACCAATTCCTCGGTACGAGCAGCCGACTCGAGCGCCGAAACCTTGGCTCGAGCAAGAGTCGTGTCCGCCTCAAGGCGAGCCTGCTCAAGTCTTTCGCGACTAGAGCCCAGCTTAAGGAAATGAATGATCATCGAATTGCTCGCAGTGCCGTCAAGAATCTGCTGAGTTGCAAGTTCCATAGCAGCACTGATCGCCAATCGCTCAGCTTCCTCGGGAGTTCGAGGAGTTTTGGTCTTCTTTTTGACCATCGCGCGTCCTTTCTTATACTTCGATCTGAGTTTTCGCCTGCCCCAGCCCATGCCCGGAAAGGAGCAAGAAACAGGCATGGAGAACTAAGTGGCCGGGGCAAGCCAAAACCCAAATCGAAATATACCTCCGGGATGATTCGAAGGT